GTCGCTTGGCTCCCAGTATGAGCAGCGCCCTGGCAATCCCCCAAGACTTCGCCCCACCGCGGCCTCCATAAAGAATCTTGTATCTGGACGGCTTGAACAGGGGTTGCAGCTTAACAGGAAACTGCGCCTTTGCGATTGCTTGCTCAACGCTCATCTGGCTTTACAAATGACACTTGGATCGATGGCATCAACTGCGTCCCATCCGGCCCCGTCAATTCCTGTTTAACGGTTTCAGACCAGCGCATTTGCGTCTTTGTCCACCAGATGAGGCTAGTCGTATCCCCTTTTGTCGCTTTATTGAACAGCGTCTGGGCGATCTTTAGATGCGCCTTGGCCTTTCCCTTGTCCAGTTCATCCCTGTACCACTTGCGCAGCGTTTTATCGTCAATTTCAAGCAGGGTTGCGATCTGCTCATGCGGCAGGCCGATTCCGCTGGATGTTTCCACCAGGCGGCGCGTTTCGTCAGTTGGTTTGTGCGGCGTTCTGCTCATTTGCTTTTATATCGGGGAAATTCACGACCGTTCGGTCACAAGTTCCGCTTTTTTGCCGGTAAAATCTTCCCAGCGCTTGACGATAACGTCGCAGTACTTGGGGTCTATTTCCATCGCATAGCATTTACGGTTGTTTTTCTCTGCCGCAATTATGGTTGTTCCCGTACCGCAAAAAGGTTCGTAAAAAGATTTAGCCGTATTGCACAATTTTTCCATTACCCACAATGGAACATGAACAGGCATTGTCGCACCATGAATTGAAGCAAATTCATTGTTTCTTTGCGGTGGCGCGGTATACACAGATTGTATTGTTCCTTGCCAATCGCTACATGGAATTGACCTGCTGGCGTTTTCCGAACCAAATATGACCATCCATTCATATCTGGATGCCATGACTCCCGGTGCCATTTGAGGAGCGGCATGACTTTTATCCCACGTTGCAATATCTGCAAGTCGAGATGATCTATCGTTAATCCATTGAATCAATTGCCTTTTATTTCCGGCCAATGGTTGCACATTAACAACCCATCCTTCGGAAACTGCATCCAATGATGCGTTCCACCATCCGTTCATCAAATCATCCCATGAATCTGAATCATCAAGATGGCTTTCATAAGCACTGGATTTCAATTTCATGGATTTATTTCCACTCAAGGCAATAGATTTGCCTAATGCGTAAGGTGGAGAGGTAAAGCAAATGTCGGCCTTCTGGCCGTTCATCAGTTTATCCACAGCATCAATGCTGGTTGAATCCCCGCACATCAGCCTGTGATTGCCTAGCTGATAAATGTCGCCCAACTTGGTTTTGGGTTCTTCGGGCGGCGGCGGGACGTCATCCTCATCCGTCAGCCCCTCGACCTGTTCCGGCTCCAGCAGGACTGCCAGTTCTTTATCGTCAAAGCCCAAAATGTCCAGATCGAACCCGACGTCTTTTAGGGCATTGAGTTCTAGGCCAAGAATAGTCGTGTCCCAATCTGCATTGAGGGCCAGTTTGTTATCGGCAATGACGTACGCCTTCTTCTGGGCTTCGGTCATATCCTTTAGCTCGATAGTGGGGACTTCCGTATAACCCAACTTGCGAGCAGCCAATAGGCGTCCGTGACCGGCAATGATGCCGTTCGCGCCGTCTATCAGTATCGGATTCGTCCAGCCAAATTCCTTGATGCTTGCCGCGATCTGGGCGACCTGTGCGTCGCTGTGCGTCCGGCTGTTGTTAGCGTAGGGAATTAGCTCTGAAACCGTTTTCGATACGATTACAGGCTTTTTCATCGTTTCTTTGCTTTGCCCTTCTTTGCGGCGCGTTTCTCGGAGTAAGCAATGGCGACAGCCTGCTTGACAGGCTTACCGGCCTTCACCTCGGCGCGGATGTTGTGCTTAAACGCCTTTTCAGTCATGGACTTAATCAGCGGCATTGCCCTTCTCCTGGCTTTCCGACTCGGCCAGCACTCGCTGGTACTCTTGGATCGCCCCACTGATTTGCAGCAGGATGGCTTCGTGCTGTTTAGCCATCCCCTGCAATTCAGCGATTCGAGCCTTGATCTGCTCGATGCTCATATTACGAAGCGACCAGCGGCAGCGAATACCACTGTGAAGTGCCGTAAGCGATCAGCGTCGAGGTCGTGTTTGCGGCCATGCTGTAAGCGCCCGTGGTGGCAGTCAGCGCATTGATCGCAGCGCCGCTGTCCGGGTAAACCTTCAGTGCAGAAGCCGACGAATTCTTCACGAAAATGATCGTGCCGGAAGCGGCGTTCGGCAGGATCACGCCCTTCGTGGCATCCGCGCCAGTGACCAGATTGAAGCCGTAGCCCAGTGACGCGGCGTCCGTGTTGCTGCTGCCCGTGGCGGCGACCGTGCCGGTGGAAACGCCCAGGCTGCTAAATACGCCAGTGCTAGGGGTGGTCGCGCCGATCGGCGTGTTGTCAATCGTGCCGCCCGAAATGGCCTGGTCCTGATAGGCCACGCCAATTGCAATCGAATTACTCATTTCAAATCTCCAAAAATGGTGGGGAAACAATCCGCATTAGACTACCGTTCCACAACGCAGGCAATGTCTGCCTCTTGGATGATCTGGTAGTCCTCGCCGTCAATGCTGACTAGCGGCCAGTCCAAATAGGTGCCGTTCCCGTATTTGATAAACTCACCGACTTTGACCGCACCGACCTTTGGCCCGATTGCGGCAATGACGCCCTCGTTAAACTTTTCTTTGTTTTCGACGGCAATGACGGCAGATAACTGCCGGACCTGGGGTTTGACAACAACCCGATCACGAAGCGGTCGGATCATTGTTCACCTTTTTCGGTCGGCCACGGGGAGCAGGCTGAATCTGCCCGATTGGAAGCATGGTTACTTCCAACTGCTGAAATTCGCCGCACCAGTCTGCGGGGAACTTGTTTACTGATTGCGGGAATCGGCGGCAAGCGCCCATAACCGCATTATCGCCGCGAAAGAAGCGGCAATTTCTGCATTCAATAGACATGATTGGTCCCTCTCCGGGGCAGGTTCCCATCCCTGCCCCACCAAGTTAAAAGATATTACTTACCGTCGCCGTGACGAACGTGCGTGTAGCACACGCCCTTGCTGCGACCGCCATCGAACTTATGCTCGTTCACGGCGTCAGCCTTGCCCATCGCAATGCCGTTGACGATTTTGCCACGGCGCTCGCCGGTGCTGTCCGACGCTTCGACGCCCTTCGGAGCCTTGGCATTGCTGCCGAAACCATAGCCCTTCGGCTCGGAGGTCACGTTGTCCATCTTCTTCATGTTCAGTCCTTCGTCAAAAATTTGATGCGGAAAATCGTTGTGTTAATCAAATCCGCAATGGCATCAATTGCGTTCTGCAATTCGGTGTCCTGCGGCAAATCTTTACGCGCTTCCTCGACAAAATCTTTCATGCGCTCAAAATAATCAAGCGGCTTCTTACCTTCGTGGAACTCGGCTGGAAACTTCTTAAGTTGTCCGTAACGGCCCATGTAACTTTCGGCAAAATCATCAGTTAATTCAATGATTTGCTCGTAATACCGTTGCAGCGCCTTATGCTCTGCATAGCTGTTCGTGGACAAATGGAAAAAGTGCGCCACTGTTCCGCTGTGAAGCAACTGGCCCACAAACTCTGCGACTTCATTTTCCATCGTCGCTCAATTCTCGCCCTTCGGGATAGGTATGTCAACCGGCCAACGGCCAGAGTCCACTAACGCAAAAACGGTTTTTCGATGCGCTTCGTACCAGACTTCTTTTTTGCGTTCCCGCGACATGGTGCTGCCCTGGTCAATCTGTTGATGGCAGCTTTGGCAAAGCGCCGCGATCAAATTGTCATCAGCTTTGATGCCCATGCCTTTACCGCCACCCCAATTGGCGTGGCTGGCTTGGACGTAGTGTGGGCTACCGCACCTCTGGCAATGCAGACTCGCTACCAGCCGACGAAGTTTCTCGCTTCGGATGTAAGTGTGCTTGGGGAACTTCATAGTTCGATAGACCGATTCGCGGCCCATGCGTAGAGCCATTCGATGAATTCGGACGCCATTTCAACCGTGAAAGCGTGGCTCTGATAGCCCAACTGGACCACTCTTTCTCCATCCAAAGAGGGGCAGACTCGCCCCACGTTTTTGTCCGTTTCATGCGCCCACTGATCTATCAAAAGCCGTTTCCAGTCATCGTCAGACCACGACGATCCAACTTCACGCATTTGCTTTGATATGTTTCGTATCATAGCGTGGAACTTGGCATTTTGGTCAATGCTGCGTTTGGCTTTTTTGACTTCCAACCGCAACCGCTGCCCTGACGTCAGCATTTCTTTGATCTGCGGCCAGATAAAAGCCATCACTGACTTGGCCTGTGCGTAGTCCGTCAGTTCATAGATCACAACGCCCCCTCTTTCTCCAGCAGCTTACCCACCTGCTCAAGGTCGCCAGATTTGTACGCTGCCGCAATCGCGTCGATCAATCGTGATGCTTTGCGAATAGTCGTAACCTCTTGAGGACCAAAGAAATATTCACGCTCAAGTTTCCAAAGTCTTTGTAAAATGTTCACGTTTCAATGCTTCAATTGCTGATTCAATACTGTTTACAACGCACAAGGCACCGCCGCGCCAGTTGACGTGCCATGTAATCTGGTCTGGCGTTAGGCTCCATTTTCCGTCCTTAACCTCCATCAGGTATGTGGCGCCCTGATAGCCGACCAGCAAATCAGGGACGCCTTTACCGACAGCAGCTAGGCTCTGCACGGTGCAACCCGCTTTCCTTAACGCCGCGACAATTTCTGTCTGATTGGCGTCAATTTTGGCGGCTCGCCTCAATTGTCAGTCCGTGCGCGAACCATTCCAGCGCAATGGTGGCAAATACAGGCTTGAGCGCAATGTTCGTTTTCAAACAACATTAGAAGTTTGGCAAACCGCATGACCGTATCGGTATCAGTCAATGACAGGTTCCATTCATTGTCGAACTTTGCCCCTGCAATTTTTGCGGTTCGGATGATTTCGTCGCGTGTCATCATGGCTGTTTTCACTTATGGGCAACACACGCCAGGATACATGCTGTAATGCACCCGATTGGATGACCAGTGCATCCGGCCCAGATTGCAACCGACATAAACAGTGCGGATTCGGTCATTTCTGCCC